TCAAATCTCAACTCAATTTTTAAAGTTATTAAGCCATTGTTAAAAAAGCATGGTTTAGCATTCTATCAAATACTAGATGGAAGGAACTTAGTTACTACTATATTTCATGTAGAAAGCGGAGAGCAAATACAAGGAAGCTCAGAGATCCCACAAGTTAGTTTAAAAGGTATGAATGACTACCAAACTTTAGGGAGTGGAATAACCTATCTGAGAAGATACAGCCTTAGTACTATGCTAGGACTTATTACAGACAAGGATGTTGATGCTTGCGGAACTCAAGAAAACAAACAACCAACTAAAAGAAAGTTTACAGCTACAGACGCTCAAGCCGAAAAGCTAAAGGGAACTGAGGGAAAAGATTTAAGATCTAAGTACATAATCACAGAAGCGCAGATAAAAAGGTATAACGAATTAAACTAAACAACTATGGAAACGATACTAAGGAACGAACTAGAGACAGCAGACAAAAGAATTATTGTCTTAGAAAGCACTATTGAAGCCTACAAAGGACTAGTAAAAGCACAGGAAACTCGCATAGAACTATTAGAAAAGTCTCATGCTTTCGAATTAGAAAACTATTACATAAAAAAATAACAAATAAAAACTAAAAATTATGAAAATTAGAAGCAGCGCATTAGGAAAGATAATGACAAACCCTAGAAAGAAGACAGAGTTATTGTCAGCAACTTGCAAGACCTATATAAAGGAACTTGTAAAAGAGGACTTATTCGGATACAAGTCAACAATAGACTCGAAGTATCTGACCAAAGGTATAGACATGGAGGACACGAGTATAGACCTTTATAACGAGGTGCATGGTACATTGTATCTAAAGAACACAGAACGCCTCTCTAATGAGTTTATAACTGGCGAGTGCGACATAAATGCAGAGGATAAAATAATCGACATTAAAAGCTCATGGAGTTTAGAGACATTTCCTGCAAGCCCTGAAGATGTAAACAATAAAGACTATGAATGGCAACTAAGGGCCTATATGTGGCTTTATAATAAGCCTAAAGCAGAACTTGCATACTGCATGGTTAGTACTCCAGACTATCTGTTAAAAGACTGGGATAACTTAGGAATACATAAGGTAGATAGTCACGATCCATTCCTAAGAGTTACTACAATTAGTTTTGAAAGAGATACAGAAAAGGAGGAGCTAATAGCTCAGAGAGTAAAAGATTGCAGAGAGTTTTACAATGAGTACAAAGACTCTATTTTGAATAAACAACTAATACTAGACTAATGACAGACTTAGAATATTTTATAACTGAAACATTGGAGGGAATACCGCCTCCAGTTACAAAAGAAAGTATTTTAAATGCTGTATGCTTACACTTTCGGGTTTCTGAGATAGATTTAAAAGGAAGGAACAGAGCAAAGAACACAGTATTAGCTAGACACTTTTATATGTTTTTTTTAAAAGACAAAGATATATTTAGAACTTTAAAAGAAATAGGAAGAGAAACAAATAGAGATCATGCTACTGCATTGTACGCAATAGATAAACTAAAATATTGGATTGAAAATTTTGAAGACATAAAAAAAATATACAATAACATAAACCAAAAATTATACTAAAATTATGAAAACAGAAGTAAGAACAATAACTCCAGTAGTAGCTACTGAGATGTTAAAAAAGAATTTAAACAATAGAAAAGTAAGTGAGAATCATGTTAGGTTTTTAGCCGAAGAAATGAGAAACGGTAACTGGCTATTTGATGGGCAACCTTTAAGATTTGACGAGAACAATGTTTTGATAGATGGACAGCACAGATTAAATGCTATTATAAAGAGCCAAACATCTCAAAACCTACTAATAATTACAGGACTAAAAAAGGAGTCTTTTAGAGTAATGGACACAGGAAAGAATAGGAATGCTTCAGATGTACTTTCTATAAATGGAGAGCAGTACTACTCAACTATTGCAAGCTGCGCTAAGTTTATAATAATGTTGAAAAGTGGCAGTAGCGACAGAAATAGAATAGGAAGAACGTCTAATACTAATATAGTTAAATGGTTAGACAACAACAGAAGTATAGTTGAACACATTAAAACCGCTGAAAAGCTAAAACACGCTTTTTCTGGAGTATTAACAAGTACGTATATTGCTTCATTTAGATTTTTATTTGCTGAAAAGGATGTAATAAAAAGCGAGGATTTCATGAGAAAACTTTGCACAGGATTAGATTTAACGGAGAAAGATCCTATCTTAACATTAAGAAGAACCTTAATAAAAGAAAAGATGGCTAAATGGAATATGCCTCAAAAAGACAAACAAGCATTAATTATTAAGGGATGGAATGCTTACCGATTAGGAAAAACACCTAGATGGTTTAGATGGAATAAAGATACAGATGAATTCCCTAATATCATATAATTAAACTATATTTGTAAACTATTTAAAAACAATAAATTATGGAACACGTAGAAACAGGAACAATCAAAGTTATTGAAGATTTAAAGACATTTCCTAGCGGATTTACTAAAAGAGAGTTTGTGATCACTACAAATGACAAATATCCTCAAGACATAAAATTTGAAGTAACAAAAGACAAAGCAGAAACTTTTGAAACCTACAATAAAGTAGGGGATGAGGTAACAGTAAAATTTAATATTAGAGGTAATTTTCATGATCCGACAAACAATTATTTCGTCAATCTACAGGCTTGGAGAGTCGAGAAGAACGATGCACAGAGTACAGCGAAAGAAGCTGTACAGACTGAGGCAGAGGATGACTTACCCTTTTAAAAAAGTCATACATTTATTTCTTGATAATGGTTATAAACTAAAATAATTATTATCTTTGTTCAATACATCCTGCATGATGTAAAATGAATTAATTAATAACCTATTAGGGGGATGGATGCAGCCTGAACCTTAATAGGTTTTTTTATACTCAAAACTATGGCGAAAGATAAAAAAGCATTTGTTTTATATGCCGATCTCATTCATACTGTGGAGCAGCTATCTCCAGAGCAAGCAGGAGAGTTATTCAAACACATTTTAAGATATGTAAATGACAAAGATCCAGTAAGCGAAGATATACTTATTAATATAGCATTCGAGCCGATTAAACAGCAGCTAAAGAGAGACTTAAAGAAGTACGAAAGTAGAGCAGAAAAGAGCAGGAATAACGGAAAACTAGGAGGTAGGCCTAAGAACCTAGATAAACCTAAAAAACCTAGTGGGTTAATTAATAACCTAACCGAACCTAGAAAACCTGATACAGTTACAGTAACAGTAACAGATACAGTAAAAGATATATATAAACGAAAACAAGATTTTCGAGCATCCATTTCTAAATTTATAAAAGACAATCCTAATAAGTACCCTAAACAACTTTACATTGATTTTGAGGAGTACTGGACAGAGCATGGCGAGAAGGATAAAAAAATGCGATTCGAGAAACAAAAGACTTTCGGACTAAGTAGAAGACTAAGCTCATGGAATAAAACAGGCTTTAACAATTATGAACCAATTAAAAAAGATGTAGTACCTGTACCGCATTGGAATAAAAATCTTTAAACTATGATATTAGAAAACTCAAGCGGAAAGGATTATTTAGATTCTATACGAAACGGAACTTTTGTTTATGGTTTAAAAATTGGTTGCGATCTAGATAACCACCTAAGATATAAACAAGGGAGTTTTAATGTTATGGCAGGCCATGCCAATGTAGGGAAGACTAAATTCATTCTCTACTATTACCTTTGTCTAGCTGTTAAACACAAAAAAAAGTTTTTAATATTTTCTTCTGAGAACAGTACAGGAGGTATAAAAAGAGATTTAATCCAGTTACACGCAGCAAAGAAGCTAGAAGATTTAACCGAACAACAATACGAATACCATTTTAATTGGATAGGGGAACATTTTAAGTTTATAGATTTTGAAGCATTCTATAAGGTAAACAATAGGTTTATGAATTTTAGAGATGTTTTTAAAACTGCTTTAGATGATTGCGACTATTTCGATGCTTTGGTAGTAGATCCGTATAATTCACTTGCCACAGTAGAGGACATTAAAGGGAATGCACACGAAAGAGATTATGCAATAGCTCAGGAGTTTAGGATGTTTTGCAGAATAAACAACAAAACTATTTATTTATTAGCTCATGGAAATACAGAAGCTCTAAGAAAGACCTATTCCAAAGATCATGACTTTTATCGGCATCCTATTCCACTAATGGCGAGCGACATTGAGGGAGGCGGTAAGTGGGTAAATCGTGCTGACGATTTTATCGTAATACACAGACTAACCCAGCATGAAAGTGAATGGATGAAAACTGAGATCCATGTACGCAAAATAAAAGAAACAGAGACAGGAGGAGTTATGACATTTTTAGATAGTCCGGTTATTTTTGAGATGGACAAAGTAGGTTTGGGCTTTATTTGTTATATTAGGCAAGCCGATTATAGACAAGTGCCTCACAATGCTACTAACCCATTAAGTGAAAGACCGCAAGTAAAACAAATAGAATTAAAACCAAACAAAGAATTTGATATTAACAAAACTATAGAACCTAAGCCAACAAAAGACGAGGACTGGCTAAGTGGTTACATGGAAGAAGAAGAATTTAAGATATGACACTAGAACAATTAACGACTAAACTAG